GGTGTCTCAACGTCGTCAGCAACGATAAGATCAGCGCGTGAGCCAGTAATCTGACCAAAAATGCCGCTGGAACGTACTGAAGGAGACTGGTCTGGTTTCGCTCCGTAAACGTCAAAAGCAACTTTTGAGAACCGTTGGGTGTCGCTAGGGAACAGGTCTTTGACCATAAACCAGTTTCGGAGCAGGTCATGACAAAAGACGGAGAACGCATCTGCACGGTCCTGAGCTGCAGAGATTACCAGCACCTTACAGTCTGGATCCCGACGTAACCTCCACAGCACATAGCCAGCCGTAAGGAACGACTTACCGCAGCCCCTGTACGCCATGATGATGCGCCGACTAGGACCCTCCTGAAGGTAGTCAGCTACTTGGTATTGAACCGGTGTAGGGCTAGGAAGCCGAAGGTAATGCCAAAGGTGTGTAGCAAAGACAGGAAAGCTAGCTACAGCATCCTGAATAATTTGTTCAGTTTGTTTTGAAGTCCTTGGCATTGTTGGCCCACTTGAACACTTGGCTCAAGTTATTCTGCAGGATCAAATTCATTTGGATGAAATGCAGCAGATACTTTTCCAGGTCTTCTCGTTTGGCATTTGGAATATCTCGCTTCATACGCTCCACCCGTAGCTGCTGCTCTATGGAGAGATTGAGATTGGGCATAGGCGGTAGTTCGTCCATTGCTCGATTTGCGTAGCTCGCTCCTCACAATAGTCAGGGGTGCCTTGAAACCAAGTTTTCCAATGAAAGCTACCCTTTTCGTGGTTACAACGTTTACAAGCTGGAACGATGTTGGTTGCTAAATCCTCACCACCTTTAGTTTTGGGGTGAACGTGATCAAGAGTTAGGTCACTGCTTTGAACCCCGCAATAGGCACATTTACAGCCAAAGGCATCTTTGATTGACTGTCTCCACTGCTTAACCGCTTCACGACGCTGGAGGGCTTGAAGGTTCGCCATAGCAGCCTCAGGGGTCATATAGACAAAGCCCCCGGCAGGCGAACGAATCACCATACCGAGGGCTCTGCTTTGTACATAAAGGAAGGATTAGTTCCTAAGCACTAATATAAGACCTAACTTTCTTCATATCGACTTCTGGCAAAGCAGAAATCATTTCGGAAATAGCAGAAACATCACCACCGTTAAGAGCAGTAATGCCTTGGTCTTTAAGGAACTTAATTGCGTTTGCAAGGTCAGATGCTTTCACATCATCACGATTTAACTGATCAATAAGTTTGGTGGCTACTAGACGGTGAAGAGAATAAAGATCACCTTCTGAAGCCAGACCTTCAGTCTTATTTAGAGACTTTTTTGGAGCGGCTGCCATAAAGAACTCGGAATAGTTTCACTCCCAATTGTATGAGACTGTTTTCTTTCAAACTAGAAACAGCAATAAGCTCAGAAGCAGCAAAAGCACTCAGCCAAAGAGCTGCTTGCACTGAAGGATCAGAGAAGTCCATAGGAATAATTAGGACGGTTTCTTGATCAAGATAGCCCAACCCGACCCAGGACCTTCAACAAGCCACCTTTTATTCCAGTTCTTTTGGCTATAAGCCACGCCTTTACCCTTCGTGTGGTTGACATATCCTCCACGGACCATATCGGCCTCACCATTAGGGTCGTGATGTATCCAAGCACCTTCTGTGTAGCCAATGACCACACTGTAGTGCCCAGAGCCACTAGGAGCGCTTACAGGGCCCTTGTGGAGCCATCCGACTACTACAGGCCTACCAGCGTCTATCTCGCCTCTGAGGAGCTCTGGGGTGCCGTTCTGAATGAATTTAGGATCTAGTCCGAGGTACCTGAGGGCCTTGAGTTGAGCATCGGCGCTTGTAGAGTCCCCATAACGTGCTCTGAGCTTGTTATACGCATCGTCACCTTTGATCTTGCCGTAGTAGCTAGCTACCATGGCGCAACTAGAGCTGAAACACTCCCGATACCCAGTGGGTCCATTGTCTAGTTGGTACTCGTAAGGTACCTTTAGCAACTTTCCCGCTTGCTGGACCTCCTGCTTTGGCCGTTGACGTTGAACAAGTGTTATCAACTTTGCGGCATAAACAGGATCTGTTGCATATCCTTGTTTTGTTAATTGTTGAGCTGCTTCTAACGTCGTTTTTGCGTTATTAATTCCGCTGTATTGTTTGTAGTCTTTGTACCACCGGGTAACAAGGTATTCAACACACTCTTTGAGAGAGCCAAAATTAAGAAACCCGTCCCGAACAGAAATAGGTATTCCATTTACATACTCCGTTGTTGTTTTAGTTGTTCCTTTACCTTTTAAACCAAAGTAATTGTGAGTGCCTGATGTGGATCGACCCCAGTTACTTTCAAGAGCCCACTGAGCAGCTACTAGCTCTGGAAACTTTGCTCCAGCTTCACGAGCAAGTTCTACTACACCGTCCCACGAGCCGTTACTGGGAATTGTGTTCTTTGGGCCTGATCGCCACAAATCAGAAAATTTTGCCAAGATTCCAGGAGGCGTATTGTCCTCTAGAAAATCCAAAGCAAAGTTTTGATGTTCTTGATCGCTGTAGTACTTAGCTACGTCACGAAGAGAGATGTCGGCCATTGAGAAGAATCCGGTCGAGTTTCTCGTCGATGTGCTGAATCCGCTGGTCAATGCGGTCCATCATCGGCATGAGCTCGTCCTTTCTAACAAACTCTTTGTGAACCGTCATCTCTACTTGGTCAATACGACGGTCAAGTTCTGAATGCCGTTTATGTGACCAAGCAAAGGTACCACCAGCAAGACTAGCAATACCAAGGATTGTGGACAGGAGAAAGGAAGGATCCATTAGGCCATACCGCTAAAGCCTTTCTTCATTTTGTAAGCCAATCGAACAGCTTTTACATCAATAGAACCAGGACGGTATTGATGTCCAGAAGGGAGCGGTTTGGTTTCTTGGATGGAAGGAAGGCTGGGACCACTGCCACTAGGCTTTTGACCTTCACGTTTGATTTCAAATGACGGCATAGTTATTTACCTTTGGGTACGCAATTAGGAACAGTTTTGGCACCTTTCTTTTTAGTACCAACCATCTCGTAGCCTTTCCAGCAGGGTCCTTTAGCCATTAGCCTTCTCCTTTAACTTTGGTGTTGTACTTACGACCACGCCAAGAAAAGTCCTGACGACCAGACTGACGAGCAGCAGCAAAAGCATCATCAAACGAACCTTTATCTGCTTTCATTTGCTGATCACGAAGCTCCATTTGCCGTTTACCTTTGGCTTCGTTGTAATACTCCTGTTTCATTTGAGAAGTCAACCCAGGAGCCTTTGCAGCACCTGCCTGAAGCCCCGCATAAGCAGCAGCAAGGTGGGGAACAATCATCGACAGGCGGGACAACGCTCCACCAATCCCAGAAGCCCCTGCAGCGGTTCTAGCGGCCCCTGAGGTAGTCACAGTGCCAGGCATATTGGCCCGAGGCAACCGAGCCGTTTGCATAGGCCGTTCGTTACCTTTAGGGGTCGGAAGATTACGACCTCGTTGAGTAGCTCCTTGACCTTCAGGAGCGTAGCGACCCGCATTACTACGAGTCTGTCCGCCGCGCTTAATAGGCATAATAATTACTTGGTTTTATAACCTTTTTTCATCTTGCCACCCTTTTGGATCTGTGGCTTACCTGCAGCTTTGGCTTCTTTAGACCAACGCTTAGCAATCTCAGGATTCTGAGAGTACATATAACGCATTTGCTTCTCAGAACTAAACGGCATAGGTAAAAGAAACTCTTTAAAAATGTTACTAACAAAAACAGCCCAGATTACTAACCCAGGCTGCAAATAGAATTAAAGGTTTTTAAAAGTTTTACTTACCCTGACCTCGATAAGCTTTTTGACCCTTTTTAGGTTTGCTGTTTTTGCTAGAACCTTGGGTCGTTTGCTTGGGTTTAGAAGGAAGGCGGACTGGTTTACCGCTCAGGGTTTTCTTGCTTACCACGGCACACCAGATTCCTTAGTGGGGTGGCGCTGCTCGTCCAGTTGAGCTTGGAGGGCAGCTTGGATCTCGTTGACCTTTTCTTCGCCACCAATGGCTTCCTGAACCCAAGCGATCACCAGATCTTCAGTCAGGTCAGCAAAGGGAATCAGATTCTCAGGGCGCTCAAAACCCACAGAACCATATGCACCAGAAGCATAGGTGTCGTCTTTGGCATCGATGGTGTAATGGGCGGTAAAAACGAAACCATCTTCGGTTTCTCGCTCAAGGTTAGCGATGTGCCAGGTGAAGGTAGTAGACATTTGGGTGAAAACGTTTCTGAATTAGTTTAAGGGGTTTAGAGAGTAGGACTACGAGGCTTTGAGAGCTGCTACTTCAGCTTCCAGAGTTTCGATGCGCCCGATGGCTTCCTGCAGCGCAGCGGTCAGTAGAGGCACCAATTTGGCTTGGTCGATGCCCTGATATTTAGGATTGCCTTTGTCATCAACGGCGTCTTTTTCGCCTTGTACGGCAAGCGGACAAACCTCCTGCAGTTCATGAGCGATAAAACCTTCGCCCTTAGGTTGAGTGCCACCAAAACCTTCTTTCCAGTCAAAATTAACAGGTCGCAGTAAAGATAAGCGCTCAGAAGCTCCGGTTAATGCAACAACATTTTCTTTAAGGCGGTAATCAGAGGTTTGATTGTAAGTTGTGGTTGCTCCGTTAGAGGAGATGTTTCCAGCCGTAACCCGCGCACTTCCATTATCTGTATAGAAATAAATGTGCGTTGGAGTTGAACTTCCAGAACCTAGATCCCAGCCACCAGAACCAGCTTGGCGACAAAGGAGTTGTGAATTTTGGTTGATGTAAATACCATTTACACGGTTAAAAGTAGGATCTGTGTTTGTAGTTCCAAGATAAAATCGCCCAAGACTGTCAATCCTCATCCGCTCCGTCGGGCTGCTCGCTCCATCGGCGGTAGTGGAGAACACTAATCTCCCCGGCATTGAAGCCGTGCTTTTTGTGCCAGGGTCACTAATAGCGGCTATTCTTGCAGCTTCTTGATAATTGCTTCCGGAAGAACCATAGAAATAACAAGCGCCTAGCACATCATCTGTTTGAACAACCGTATGCGATCCAACGGTGGCATTTCGGCTCTTGTAGAAGCTAATCTCAGGACCAGCAAACGTTGCGACGAAGCGAGACAGCCCAAGGTTTGCTCCGCCAGTTCCAGCAACTTGCAGGGTGTCATTGTTGCTATTGGGAAGGCTAGAAGACGTGCCAACTAAGAGCCTGCCGGATGTATCAATCCGAGCCTTTTCAGCGGAGTTAATCCCGAGAACAAGCGATCCTGCTCGGCTTGAGATTGCAAAATCTCCAGCAGAACCACCGCTTAATGCTTGATTGCCCGTTCCAATATCGCCAACTGATGTGCCGTTGTTCTGCCAAGTCGTGTAAGTTCCGCTGCTCCCGTTAAACAGCAGAGACTGCGTGGCGGTGAACTTTCCGGTTCCTACAACGGTTAAGGCTACGTCAGGGCTCGTAGTGCCAATCCCTACTCGCTGTGACGAGTCAATAGTTACGGCAGTAGTTGCACCTGTATTTGCCGCTGTGGATGTTGCCAGCTCAATGGAACCGCCAGTAGAGAGGCCGTTGACATTGATAAACGCAGTGCCACGCGCACTGTTGGGGATAGTGCCATCAGTTGGCCTGCGGTTTACTGCAACTTGGGTTGTATCTCCTACCGTCCCCAGATACATGGCATTAGTGTTGCCATTGATTCTGATGTTCTGAGCTGCAGATCCTCCAAGATGTAGAACCTCTGCTGGGCTACTAGTCCCCAGACCTAGCGACCCTCCCGAAGTCAAATAGGCTTTAGCGGTTGAAGAGTTATTCGTGTAGAACTTGATCCCACCACCTGCGTCTGCGTAAATTGCTGCGTCGTCAGACGATGTTCCGGCGACCCAACTATCTGCACAGAAAATAGCTTTTTGAACACCGTTGCGGTAAGCGCGGAACGCCCCGCCGCCGGTAGCAGCAGAGTTATCAGCGATCACGCCTGCATAGGTACTACCCCCTTTGACGTGAAGAATGTCGCCAGCACTCGAAGTCCCCACCCCCAAGCGGCCACTGGAGTCCAGGCGCATCCGCTCGGTAGCGTTTTGCAAAAAGATAACGGGGTGGTTGGTACTGGTTCCGGTGTAATAGACGTTGCCAGCAAAATACTGCCAAGCTTGCTGACTGTTGTCAGAGGTACTTAAAACAAGTGCCCCACTCCTGTCAGTCGCAGCTCCTTTGATTTCAAGCGGAACAATGCTTGTGCCAATGCTGACAACGGAAGATGTATTGATTCCTACGCTTCCTCCAGACGTGATGTGTAATCTCCCAAACCCAGCAGTTGAGATGGCTACTTGGTCTGCACCAGGAGAGTAGATGCCGGTGTTGGTGTCCCCGGTGAAAGTAACGGTTGGGGCGCCAGCAGTGCCAAGTGCGTGGCTAACGATGCCGGTTGTCGCAATCGTCTGGCTGCCAAAGTCCGGGCTGATCTTGGTGCCAGCGATGGCGGCAGAAGCGTTGACGTCGGCGTTCAAAATG